GATCTGGTTGTAGTGATCCAGCCCCGCCTGATACGACGTGAAGGAGAAGTCGGCGTCCGTGGACGGCCTGTTGCCCATCGTCGCACCACCGTCGAGCCGGGTGTGCGCGGTGTTGCACAGGGAGAGGCCGTCCAGGCCGACGAACGAGGCGCTGAACGCGTTGTTGAAGACGCTCCACGCATCCGTCTCGACCTTGTACGAGCACGCGCGGCCCAGTTCGGCGGCCATGTTGCTCATGATGTCGTACAGATCATCATCGTACATCTCCCGGGTGATACGGAACCCGAGGCCGTACGATGCGTGCGTGTAGCGAAGTGCCGATCCGATGAGTGGATCGTCGAACGCCGTTGCCGTGCCTTCCGGCTTCGGCACCATCGTTCCGAGCCCCGCGACCTTGAGTTCCTCTTCGTACGCTCTCACCGAGGTATCGGTGTTGAACACGCCCTGCCACTGGTTCGGCTGAGCGTCGATCTCGTTGAAGAGCACATCGAAGAGACCAGGTGCAAGGAGCGCGGAGAACTGACCTGAAGAGACTGCCATGTTCTATGCTCCTTACGTGCCCACGCGTGTCTGGCAAACAGCTGCGCAGAACGACGCGTAAACGTGGGGACGGATGTCGGTCAGGGCGTATGGCGTTGGGACCGTCTCATCCCAGCTCCCCCAGATGATCATGCGATCGGCAGTCGTGTCGGCGATGTCGACGTACCACAGTCCGCCTGCGGCCGCTTTGGCGACACCGTACGCTTTGCCGATAGCAGCTGTCGTGAGGACACCAGTTCCCTCGGAAGCACTGGTGTCAGCGTACGCGCGGAAGACGACGTCGGGATGGGCGATCTCCACGAGACCGGAGGCCGCGAAATCCACAGCGTTGTTTGTCCCGGGTGCCGTTGCTACGCCTGCGATGAGAGCGGGGTCAGCGCCGCATTCCGTGAGACGACCGCTGGTGTCGAGAAACAGCAGCGCCCCGCGAACATGCGTGTTGAGAGCCTTCTCACCCCAGGAGTAGCGCGGAATCGGCACCGCGTTGACAGTCTTCACGGCGCGCATCGGGAACTTGCTCTGCGTTGCCATGAATTGCTCCTACTCCTCCCGGAAGACGAGCTGCTTGGGGACGTTTTTCAATCCCGCCTGCTTCGCTGCGTTTCGGGCGTTTTCGTTTGCCTGCTGGACCATAGTGTCCAGAGACACGTTCTGGCGGTCTCTCGCCGCTCTCAGTTCTTCGCCGACTGTCTCCTCGTACGCTTCCTTTCGAATTCGCATGAGGACAAGATCACCGCGCATGCGGGATCCGGCAGACACAGGGTTTTCCGTACTCTGCCCTGCGACGGGGAGGGGGGTGAGGGACATCTTCGGATCCTCCCCTATGACGGGTTCGAACCCGTCCAGCTGCATGGACATCACGTTGATGTCCTTCGTGTTGGCCCACCGATAGTAGTACTCGGGGTCCATGTCCGACACGAACAGGCGATCGATCCTACCGTTTGGCAAGCGACCGGTCATAAACGCTCCTTGGCGCGCTCTGTGTTGCCGTCGACGGAGCGTCGATGTCCGCCTGTGTTTGTCCCATCTGTTCGAGACGGGAAAGGTACTGCGTAACGTCCTGCCCGGTGGCGCGGCAGAACTTGATGATCTTCTCGTTCGGTTTGAGCTTCGTCGTTGCGGCCGCGGGAGGAGGAGCAGAGGTCCTGGATCCCGGTGTCGGCGGCAGCGCGGGTGGCACAGGCTTCGCCTGTGGCGCGGTGCGCGTATGAGCAGCTACTGGAACCGTCTTAGCAGCGGGCGGCGTCTCAGGCGGTACTTCCCCTTCCGCTGCCGGAGCTCCGGGTTCCATCAGACGCGCCGCGAACTCCGGGTCGCTGGACTTGACGTTGATGTAGATCTGCCTGTGCAGGCCCTTCTGCGTCAACTGGTGCGGAGGAATGTTCCGTTTGATCTCTTCGATCTTCTCCGCGTACTTGTCGTAGTCCGTCACGGTCGCTTTGAACGCGTCCATGTCGTCCTGGATCATCCGCAGGACGACGCCCGTGTTCAGAGGGTCCATCCGTGCGTTGTTCGCCGCGGCCAGGCGGGCCTCGGGAGTATTCTGTGGCGGTGGAGCTTGAGCAGGAGGAGTAGCTTGCTGAGCAGGTGGCCTCTCTGCAGGAGGCTTTCCGCCTCGGCTCGCCGTCTCAAGTGTTTCCGCATAGTTTGCTACATCCTCCGCACTGAAGCCCGCGAAGCGGCCGGTTGTGTACAAGCCGGTCCGTGGGTCAATAACTGGCGTTTCGCCTGCCATTCTCTGGCTCCTTTGCCTTTGCGGCGAAGTCTCTCACTTCGCCCAGTTTACGTGACAGGAACTGTGCTTCGCCCTGCCGACGAAGCATCGCTTCCGGACTCTCCTCCCGGACCAACCGCACCTGACTGTTGAGGAGTTCCGCCTCCAGGAACCGCTCCAGCGCCACCTGCGCCGATTCCGGGAGGGCCGCCCATTCCTGGTTGTCCACCTGGTCCTCCCATCATGCCCTGCGGGCCTCCGCCCATACCGGGCTGCATACCGCCTCCGCCCATCATGCCCATCGCATTCCCGATATTCTGCATCGCGGTCATGATCGTGGGCACGACTTCGTCCAGGTTCTCGATATCGAATCGCTCGACGAACTTTTTGATGATGATCCCGGCGGCATTCATGATCTGTACGATGACCATCTTCTGCTGCGGCGGGAACATCGGGTTAAATAGGATCGCAGCGGCCTGGTTCACGCGGCCGTAGTAATCGTTGAGGACCTGGATCAGGACCTGCAGCTGCTGAATCTCGAGGTCCCGGTTCACGGACTCGGACGAGAGCTTCAAGGACAGGCCGAGCGTCACCCGGGGGTCACCAGGAGGGAACTGGATATATCGACCTGGAGCCCATTCATAGCCTTGGGGCCGGAACTGCTGTTCCTGTTGCACCGTCAGGTACAGGAGCTCTTCGATCGCTTTACGCATGTCATCGATGGACACCCAGAAACGGATGTTACCTTCGGTGATCAGCGCTGTGGTACCGGTGGCCGTTGCTCTGGACCCTACCGTCGCCGACTCCATACCGAGGTTGTACACGCTAACCCCAGTACGCTTCTCCATGAGGAAGGCGGCTCGCTCTTCGACGTTAGCCAGGTTACCGCTTGGCTCGGAGAGGTGGTAGATGGCAAAGTCCTTCCCAGGATTCTCAACTTTGACGTGCTTACCGGGGTAGATTTCCTCGTTGCGGCCAATGTTCGTGTCCGGAGTAGTGACAATAATGCCAGCGTTGGCGGCGGTCGCAGCATCGATCACCTGATTGTGGGCGGTGGACGCTTCCTTCTGGAAGGGAAGGGACATCTCAGCAACGCCAAGGGAGTACATCTGATGGCTCTGGACCAGGTAGGGAATCTTGACGAAGTGCCGGGCCCGCCCAAAGAAGGGGTTGTAAATCTTCCGGATCAACTTACGGGCGGTGTGACTGTACAGGAGGATCAGTTCCTGAAACAGCGGCGGCTGCTCTTTGTCATCGCTGCCTTCGGCGGGTGCTGTCGCGTCCGTTGCAGTGGGCGCTGTACCCGGTGGGATCTCGAACAGGCCGTGCACTTCGAACAGGTCGTAGATGTCCTGCGTCTCCTCGATGATTCGCTCAGACTCGTTCGTCACTTTATGTCGTTCGTCGTCTCGCTTCTTTCCGGTGTGCTTGACGGCGTCGACGTCTTGAAAGGTTCCGTCGAGCTCTCCCCGTTTGAGTTCGGACCAGGAGAACCTGAGGCGGTGTGCGAACCACGGTAACTGCGACCAATTATCGAAACCACGAGGAGTAATAACATCAGCACCAGGAGCGACGTGCCATTTGACTCCGGTGTACCCGGGAACAGGAACCTCGACAACGTTTCCACCATCGTCGTACCCGTGGTAGGTTTCGGACTCCTCAACCCAGATCGGCTTGACGAACCCGTCGCCGTTCAGTGACACGTCGAAGAAGACCGACCGGAGTTTATCGGAGGCCCCGCTGTTCTCGAGGAAGTGCTTGACCCAGTCGCGGATGTCCTTATCGCCCAGGGGCTTACCGTTGGACATCTGGAACGGAGTCAAGCCACTCAAGTGGGCCTCAACCGGGTCCTTCGCCCCGAGAATACTGCGCTGGAGGCGGGCGGCGACCGCATCGACGGAGATGGCGACGTATGGGACAACTACGTTCGAGGCCCCCGGCCACGGGAAGTTCTTCGTCTCGACTTCCGGCTGCGCCTTATACGCTCGAAGAAGGTCCGCGAGGAAGACTTCTCTGGGGCGATGAGCCTCCAGCGCGCTGCCGATCTCCTTGTGGAGATACGTCAGGATCGCGGCTTCCTGGCTACTTTCGAGCTCGACCGGAATAGCTTGTATCGCCATGGGGGTTCAGTTTGCACCTGCCCTGATATGCCACTGTGCCGACGAGAGCCGGCCCCGCTATTTTCCGAGCGGGAACTTGCCCTTCTTCGTCCCCACTGGGACGATCCCCCTTGCGCTTGACGAGTTTGGCCGCCGGTTCTCGCCGCTGTTGATCGGCTGTGACTTGTGCGACGGAATCATCCCGTCGAACTTGCTTCCCCCGGGAGCGTGGGTACTTCCGCTGTACGTCGAGTAGTTTTTCGGACTGCCCTTCATCTTTTTGCTCCTTCTTGGCTTTAGCCTTGGCCATTTCAGCCCTCGTCTATTCGGGGTCCGTTCCGGACGCCCTAGTAACCGGTTAACGGTGAACGACCGAGTTGACGTGATTTATCCGCCGATGCTGCGAGGCGTAGGTCTCGATCCGAAAGGGCTGGGAGCTTCGATAGCAGCGGGATGCAAGCTGCCAGAGCGTCGACCAAGTCCTTCGTTGGGAACAGAGGGAACCCTTTCATCTCCTCTACGAGGTCTCGCTGACCCCGCCGGATGTAGAGCAGCTTGGATTCGTGGTACGGGATCAGAGAGCGGATCCGATAATCCTTGTCCCCGATGGGCCGCTCTTCGAGGACGGGGAACTGGTATCCCTGTTCACGCATCTCTCGATATAGAGGAAACTTGAGGACCTTTTGGAAAGCAACGTCTTCAATTGCCGCGCGCTCAACGACGTAGCGACGATGTAGACCGATATATTGTGCGAAAAGGAGCGTTGGCTCTTGACGCTGAGCTCTCGCTTCGACAACAAAGATGCGGCCCTTCGGGTCTTTGAAGGCGACGACAATTGCGTTCCTCGCATTCTTCTTCTTATCGGGACCGCTTAGGGCGGGATCCCAGAACATGACCCGGCGGCACACTTCGAAGGGAATGATCTCCATCGACTCGCCGTAGGAGATCGAGATGTCCCCGTCCGCGTTGAATTCGAAGTATTGGATGTCTGATTCCCGAAACTCGGCCATGGAGGGGTCGCGGGGGTTGTTCAAGTACAGCATCGAGTACATGAACGCGCCCTGTTTCGCGCGGACCCGTTTGCAGGATTCCATGGGAAAGAAGGACGGAAAGAACAGATATTCTTCCTCAGGATCCTGGGCGTATTGATTAGGATCCATGTCCCACGTAGGTCGTCTATCGTGGTCCTTCGCGTCCTTTAGATCGCCTTCGAGCTGTTCACGGTTCCACTGCAGAGGGCGTACTAGGAAATCGTACGTGTCCCCCTCGTTAGCTTGTATATCGTTGTACACGTCGTCCACACCCCAACGAGTCCCGATAAGGAGGTGAAACGCGGTCCGCTCTTCCACGAATAGAGCCTCGGACGCTTTATACCAATCCTTAACTTTACGCCGTACGGTGGGGCTTTGGAAGGACTCCAGGTCTTCAAGGTCGTCGCCTATCTGGACGGTGTAATGCCGCGAAACAAGGTGCGTATCCACGCCGGCCGCTTCCATCGTGTCTTCACCGTACACGCCATTACGAGGGAAGAGCAGATTGGAGTCAGTCCAAACCGTCCGGGAGAAATCTGGAATAATCTCAGGGAAGAGCCACCGGAGGATCTGGTTCCGTTCAATCTGGATGCGGATCGCTTTGATCTGTTTCTTTGCGTTCTCACTGGAAAAGCTGGCTAGGAGGATCCTATGCTCGGGGCCCGGTAGGCCACAGAAGTCGTCTTGTATGAGGATCCAGATCGGGAGGGATTTCGATCCGACCGTGGATTTGAACGTGTCCCGCGGGATGAGGACTACCTTGCGCTTCTTCTCGGTGTTCTGGATGAAATTACACAGCTCGAGGTGGGGATTGCGTTGGATCTTATCATAGCCGAGAACGGCAGTTGACAAGAAGAACAGTGATTCCTGAGCCCGCTGCCGCGTCTGCGCCCGGAGTTCGTCGGCCTGGGACGAAGGAGGGAGGTTCACCCCCAGGGCTTCCTCGATAGCTTTCTTGCCATGATCGAGGATAATGTCCATTTACTCACCGAGGCCATTACGGGCACCTTCGGTGCGCCCGCTACCAACAGTGACGACACCGTGGGATTCCTGCATCCGACGGAAGATTTCGGCCACGGCTCCCTCAGTGAGGACGATCTGAGCGGAGTTGCTGATCTTTTTCTGCGCTGCGTACCCGCCCCGATCAAGCCAATCCTGCGCGATTGCGACTTGCAGCTTCTCGTCTTCGGTGGATTCTGCGATTTCCAGGAGTCGGGAAGCCATCTCCCCGCTGAATTCCTGGATCATCTCATCCACGCCCGCATGAACATGGCGCTCATACGGGGTCCACTCGGCCTTTTTCTGGGTGAAGACCCAGTTCTCGTAGGCCTGGTACTTAGGTTGCTTGATCCAGACGCGCACGGACGCAGGAGAACGCCCTACCCGTTGAGCTAGCTGCGGAACGCTGATTTCGGGTACCTCAGCACGGAGCTCCGCCATCATCTTCCATTCCATACGGACTGGGTCCGGGTAGAGCGGGATCGGCGGAGATGTAACTTGGGTCATGATACCTGTGCTCTTTGTTCCGTCCATTATATAGCGGATCCCGCGGCAAAGCAACCGGCAAGGGGTTTATACTACGTACTTGGATGTCACAGTGAAAAATCGGGTACTATTTTTGACGTGCGTACCTAAAGGTAGGACCTAAAGGTCCGAGGGTCCCCCCATGGTAGCAGCATACGATCGTACAGCAGGACTAGAGCTGTGCCAGTTCGAGCCATATAGAGAGCTAAGGCGAGGTGACTATGAGCGATGCTAAGCGTACGTGGCAGAAGAAGACCGTCGAGATGGAAGTCAAGCCTGGCGTGAAGAGCAACTGCGTCCTGGTGAAGATCGTCGCCAAGGATGGCAAGCTGCAGAAGTACGTGATGAAGCCCGTAAGCGAGTTCTGGGGCGAAGACGACGAGAAGTCCACGATCAACTGGTAGCCTAGTGACGGTCGTAGGAGCAATCCTACGATCGTCTTTTTTTGCTACTACGCCAGGGCTTTCTTTCAGAGCAGGCCATTCCCCGTACGAGCTTAGATCATAGCGTGTTGTACCATATAGAGAGTGATTGTGAGGTGACTATGCAATGGTTATCAGTCGTCGAAGCAGTCGCGTTGATCGTGTGTTTCTCAATCGTCATCTATCAGTCGCAGGAGTAGCGTATGAAGAACAAGATGCAGCTCGAAGATCCGTTCCGCGGTCGGTTCGATGCAGTCAAGAATGCACTGCACAACGTCCTCCAGCAGCCGTTCAGTGGCACGGTCGGCGAAGCGTGCAACATCGGCAACGCAGCGACGACGGCACTCCGCATCATCGACGGGCAGTACGACATCAGCGAGCTCTCGTACAAGATCACACAGGTCCCACAGGAGTAACGATGCATCTCATGCGGTTCGGACTCACAGACCACGAAGGCGAAGCGTGGACAGACGATCATCCGATGACCATCCAGCACGTCGAAAAGACCTGGGATCAACCAGGCGGCGTGTGGTTCTTGACAGTCTACTGCTCCAACGGTTGGTACTTCGTCCTCACTCCGGACGACATGAAGCAGTTTATCGAAGCGTCATTCAGCTGGGGAGTCTAACGATGCAGGTGCCAGAACTCGACAAAGAACTCCTCGCGGAAGCAATCGCAACGGCGATGATCCACACGACAGACGAGAGCGGCGACTTCGTCGGCGACTTGTGGATCATGGTCGATCGTCTCGGAATCAGAGCGATGGTCGAAGAGCAGATCAAAGCTCTCTCAGGAGAATAGCATGGTACCACAGATCACAGTCAAGTCGGACTTCGACGGCTACTTCGAGGGCCTGGTCAAGCACTGGGTCAACGACAAAGCGAACAACGGGGGAACGTTCAAATGCGAAGTGATCGAGGTCTCCGCAGGGCCTTACCGAGCAGCAGCAGTCTCATACGAGCGCAAGGAATCCGGACGTGTGCTCGCCTTGGACTTCTACTCAGCGATCAGACGTGGATTCGGATCGTTGAGCGAGCAGGACGTGATCGACATCCAGGAGCTCATGTGATGAACATCGACGTCCGTGGACCACATCCGATCGTGATCATCGGCTTGAAGACATACAACTTCGCACTCGAGGAGGACATTCAGGCGTTCTGCTGGATCGAACTGCAGTACATCATCATCGACGAAGCGGCCTGGGATCAGCTCAGCCCGTACATCGATGCTTACAACACGCACGCAGACGACGGAGGTGCCGACCACACATAGAACGTTGGGATCAAGTGTTCATACCAGATAGAGAGTAGTTGTGATAGTGTTAACGGGCAGGGTGCACGTTAACATCTATCAGTCATAGGAGTCAGAGATGGCTAAGCACGAGTTGTCGTACGCGTCGATGGAGCAGGGCCACAAGGACGGTTGGAAAGAGATCGGTGGCACGACCGAGCTGCTCCGGATGGTCAAGCAGGGTTGGTACGCAGTCTGCGAGCGCAAGGAGCAGAACGACAAGAACACCATGATCAGGGACATGGTCAAGAACGACCCGCGTCTCAAGACGATCAGGGAACAGGCGAAGGCGAAGCTCAAGGCAGCTCGCGAGGCAGGCAAGAAGTAGGTCGACATCAGAGCGGCGGTGCGAGCAATCGCATCGTCGCTCTTTTTTTGTTCTTCGTGCCAGGGCGTCATCGCTAAAGTCGGACTTAGCTCGTCAGCAAGCCGCCTCCACTAATATCGACCCACCTAAAACATCCCTGGGCGGCCCTGATCCCGCCCGCCGCAGGTAGGAGATCCGTGGGCGCCAGGGCTTTGTTCCCTGAGCTGGCGCCTGCAGTGGTATGAACGTGAGCCGCTGCCGACGACGTTGCTTCAATGTTCCCTGAGCAGATGCATCCTTTGCCGCATTGGATCATAGCTCGCGTGATCGTTCGTGAAAGATTCGTCCCTTGCCTCGTTCGTAAATGATACTAATTGCGAGCACTTTTACGAACCGATGTTGATTAAGTCCTTTGTTCTCAACGGGTTACGATTGTGTGCCAGTTCGCTTGCCGTATATAAGTATATAGTATAAAAAAGCATATATCATATATACCTACACCCGTCGATCCCCTCTTTGAGACAAGACGGCATGGCATTCGGCCGGCAGAACATTGTATCCTGTTGTGCCTAAAGGAGTTACAGCGTACTTGTGATCGGGGCGGTGTCGTAAACATTGATCCAGCCCCATCAATAGAAAGACGTTGCTTTTGAACAGTGAGGTGTGATATAATCATCATAGAATCACAACACGGGGGCGGATCATAGCTAACTCGTCCGCGTTCCGAAGGGACCCGAAAGCGCTCACAAGGAGAATCACATGTCGAAGACGTTCCGTACCACACCCGAAGTCACCTCGATCATTAACGGCCGCGGGGTCATCGAACCCCCGTCATACCGGAAGCAGTGGACTTCCAGTCGCCTCGTGGTGATGGAGGACGGTACCACAGTGCCCCTGCTGTACATCCTAGCAGCACACAAGTTCGGTGCCTTCGACCCGAAAGAGAAGATGCCCTACTGGGGCGACAAGATGTGTACCAACGAATCCCTGGACAACGTCGAGCTGCTCCCTATGAACCCTGACCGGCGTCCCCGCCAGAACTCCTACGGGGTGCCCTCCGGGACTCCCGAATATTTGAAGCGATACCGTGCTGCGAACAAGGACAAGATGAAGACGTACCATCAACGGTACTACCGGAAGATGCGGGAGGTCTATGAGGCCGCTCTCCACGCTGCACCCTCTACGACACCCATCCTCGACTCCCAGTTCAGCAAGTTGATGGAGATCATCCCGAAACCGCCCGAAGAGGAGTAACGGGTTCCAAGTCAGTTGATTCTGACATTGATTTGTAGTATAATGATCTTAACAATGAGATTTCCTTTACATCCAAACCTTGAACCGGATCTCATTGTCGTTTCCAAGCAAAGGAGTCAGAGTATGGGCATGACGTACGACCAGTGGAAGAAACAGGTCGAGTACCTGTTGATCCTCACCTACCACCTCGCCATCGACGATCTTCCCGATGCACCGCTTGCGCGGTGGTACTCCGAACACGTCTCACCGAAGACCGCGATGAAGAAACTCATCGCCCACGCGAGGACATTCTGATGCGATACCAAGTCCTCGTCCTCTGCCGTGTCTTCGTCGAGGCGGACTCCAAGGCGGCCGCAACCGAGCGCGCCTTCGAGGTCACCAACAACCACAGCGACGACTTCGAAGCGCCTGGAAGGCGGGTCATCGTCCTCGACCAATCAGTCGGATTCGACAACGACGACGTCAAGGAACTCGACAAGGAACCGGAGGAACTCCTGTGAAGAACCTCTACATCATCGCCCACGACGAATACATGACGATGTTCTCCGGGATGTACTCCTTCGAGGGTACGTTCCGGGAACTCCTGTACAAACTCAACGGCATCACTGATCCCACGCAGATGGTCGACGAGGACGATCCGCTTGGAATCCAGTTCAACTCCGTCGATGACGATCAACTCATCGAGTGGTTCAACCTCGCAAACGGAGACGGCCAACCGTACTACCAGGTCTGGTGTGTGCAGGAGAACAAACAGGTCCTGGGCGGATCTGAGGACTACACTCCGCGTAGCAGTGACACAGTCGAGAACATCCTCGACGCATTCGGCCTGAAGAAGGAGAACTTGTGATCAGAGTATGGAGCACGGAAGGCGTAGCGATCTACGACCTGACCGAAGTGAAGTGGGTCGAATCCGTCGAAGCGTGGATCTGCGGCTTCGGCACCTACAAGGACCGCGTGTTCGCTTGGGAAGCCAAACCGCTGCATCAGGGCTGGTACGTTGAGATCCACACCAGCCTCGGCCGTACCGGAGCCCTTCAGGGCGCCACATTCAACCTGCCCCTGGAAGTCGCATCCGCAGTCAGGAGGATCCTGTGAAGAGCATCTGGACAGTCCGCCTCGTCATGTTCAACAGCAGCACGATGAATCCACCCATCCCAGGTGTCTGGATTGAGCAGTTCCGCCACATGGGCCTCCTGCGTGTCCTCGAAGTCCTCGAAGAAGGCACGCTGAGCGAGCGCACCGTCCTGGAGTTCGAGTACCCAGGCTCCGCCCGTGGCATCGACACCAAGATTTGGGCTGAACAGGAATCCGAACGGATGAAGTCCTTCGGCATCAACGCGGCCGCGGCTCCCAAGTGGGCCGGTTCCACGGTGAGGCTGTAATGCAGTTCACCTTCCAGATCTCCGACCGGGAGTACAGCCTCCCGGGCCGCTACGTCGTCTGCCCACGCTGTGAGGGCAAGGGCTCACACGTCAACCCGAACGTCGACGGCAACGGGCTGTCCCAAGAAGACTTCGATGAGAACCCCGGGTTCTTCGAGGACTACATGTCCGGCGTGTACGACGTCAGCTGCTACACGTGCAAAGGTCAGCGGGTCGTGCTCGAACCCAACGAGTCGCTGATCAAGTACAATCCCAAGCTCAAGGCGATCTACAAGATGTGGATCCAGTCCCTCCGCGAGGAAGCCGAGTACCAGGCCGAGTGTGCGGCCGAACGAAAGATGGGGTGCTAACCATGTCCGAAGAAGCGTTGCGTCAGGCTCTCCGCTGGATCCTGGACATCTCGTACGCTGGCCATCCTGACGGCCGTGAGGTGCGCCTGGAGCAGATCACGAAGATTGCCCGCCAGGCATTGGAGACCAAAGATGCCAAGTGACCCGAAGACCATTGCGGAGTGGTACGCCCGCATCGAGCTGCACGCTCGCGAGCACTACAACGAGGACGGCTGGGACTTCTTCGTGGAGTGCTGGCAGCCGAGTGATGTTCAACGGATCACCGAGATCTGGCACACGATCACCTACGAGGAGTGCCTCGCTCAGATCCACACGCTCTGCAAGATCCAGAACGACCGCCGCAACGACATCCAAGCGGAGGCCTTCTGATGTCCAAATGGGCTTTCGGCTGTGGCAAGAAGATCGAGGTCGTCGTCCCACACGGAAGATACGACTCGCGCGCGATCACCGTGGAGTGCGGATCCAGTGCACATGACGGGGGCGTGAATCAGTGCGACGCCTGCGAAAAAAATCACCCCGTCTCCGACCCGTACGAAGACGAGGGCGACATGGAATGGTTCGACCGCCAGGGAGGCGAAGATGCCGAGTAACGAGCTCACGATCACCGTCACGTACACGCTCCGCTTCGCGGACATCAACGAGGACATCGAGCAAGAGGAGGTCAGCGAAGAGCTGATCGAGGCCTTTATGGACTCCTACAGCTCCACGCTCCAGGACGAAACCGGGTCCGTCGTGTTCGAAACCTCAGACCAGAAGTTCAACTACGAAACCATGACAGCGGAGATCAAGCGATGAAGTTCACACTCCCGTTCAGCAAGACCACCGCAGGCACCGTCGTCTTCGCCAACCAGCTGGACAAGTCCCTGCCGGTCAACGCTATCTACGTCCGCAAGGGCACAATCGTCGACGGCAAGGACGTCTCGCAGCTGAAGTCCCTGACGTTCACCCTCTCCGCCGAAGGCAATGGCTGAGGATCCGCACAGCGTAACGCACTTCGTCCCGTACGACAGCCCGTACTTGACGGTCCGCTTCCCCCGCCATGCTCGCGCGTGGTGTGGGAAGCTGATCGACATCAAGACCCAGATGTCGAACGAACCGAGCTGCCCTGTATGCCAGCGGATGCTAAAGGAGTTCGATGAAGAACCCACATACTGGGACAAGAGGGACAAGGGGTGAAATACGGTTCCTTACCTGTTGATTTTCACTTTGGTCTGTGGTATAATATATCTAACAATGGAGATTATGGATCACGTCAAAAGATTCACATCACATTGCCCTTCGTCCCTGCGGGGGCGGATCGGGTCCATCATTCCGATAGGACCCTCGTCAACAACCGAGCCATACGTCCTGCACGTCACTGGTTTCGGTTCCAAGTCACCAGCTCTACGGTGACAGGAGAAACGCCATGTCAAGCATTCTGTCCGAGGCGGCCGCGAACTTCGAGAACCTCTCCGTCGACGACCTCAAGGCCCGCCTGAAGGGCATCGCCGAGGCGAAGGCGAAGCAGAAGGAGCGCCAGAAGGAGTACAACGCGTCTCCCGAGGCGAAGGAGAAGCGGACCACGTACCAGAAGACCCGCCTCGAGACCATCAAGGGCGATCCCGAGAAGTACGATGCGCTCAAGACGAAGCGCAAGGAGTACATGAACCGCCCCGACGTCAAGGCGAAGCGTCAGGAGTACCACAAGAAGCGGAACGCCGAGACCAAGGCCATCATCGAAGCCGCGAAGGCCGCGGGCATCGACGTGAAGGCGATCCTGGCCGGCGAAGCCACCGCGTAGGCGAATGAGGGGAGGGACTGCACACCTCCCCTTTTCGTTGCACAATGTTCACCGTTGTATTTCACTTTCACAGAGGAGCACGAGTCATGGCAAACATCGGAAGTCCGCTCCGCGAGATCGAAGTCGAACCGCTCCAGATCCCCGTTCCGGAACGTGAACAGCCGGAGTCCATCCCGCAGATTCCACAGGAACAGCCTGAAGTCGAGGAACCGGTTCTCGTATGAAGATCCCGGACTACCTCGACCCGCTGGTCGGCTGGCGGGCCTGGTCGAACGTGAACCGCGAAGGGCACCTCGTCCCTCTCGTCAGCGTTCACCAGGTCTGGCCGAAACGGATCCCCGCACAAGCGATGTGCGAGTGCTGCAAGCAATTCGCCAAGCCGTCGATGCACAACCAGATCGGCTTCTACGCGTTCAAGAAGGTCATCGACCTGCTCGACGAAACGGTCGTTCAGAACCGCTTCGCCCATCGGTACGGGAGCTACGTCTTCGGTCAGGTCTACATGTGGGGCACGCTGGTCGAATGCGGACAACGCGTGGCCGAGATCAACAACGACACGGGATACAGGAACGAAGTCAAAGGCTGGCGGGCAGAATTCGCCTATCCAAAACGCCTTATGACCGAAAACGCTGACCTCGCAGCGCAGCTCCAAGACGATTACGGAGTGCCCTGTGAAGTCGGCCGCGCGATCGACATCTACAACGAACTCCTACGGAGGGCTCAACCGTGAGTAAAGCAGTCGTCCTCTTGTCAGGCGGAATGGACTCCACCACCGTCCTGGCTTTGGCTCAGTACCTCGACAACGACGTACACGCCCTGTCGTTCAACTACGGGCAGCGCCACCGCACCGAGCTGATCTCGGCGTCGGTAATCGCACAGCACTTCAACGTCCCACATACGATCATCGACCTGAGCGGATCGCGGATCTTCAGCGGCTCGGACTCATCCCTGGTCAACCCGGACGTCAAAGTGCCCGAAGGTCACTACGCCGACGAGTCGATGAAGGGCACCGTCGTTCCAAATCGGAACATGATGATGCTCAGCATTGCGGCAGCGTTTGCGATCTCGAACGGGACCGAACAGATCTTCTACGGTGCTCACGCTGGTGACCACGCAATCTACCCTGACTGCCGACCACAGTTCGTCAAGGCGATGCAGAAGGCCCTCGAGCTGTGCGACTGGAAGCAGGTCAAGCTGGTCGTGCCGTTCCTCAACCAGAGCAAGGCGGACATCGTCACCAAGGGTCACTCGCTGCACGTGCCGTGGGACATGACATACTCCTGCTACAAGGGAGCCAAGGGCGTGCACTGCGGTGTCTGTGGAACGTGTACCGAGCGCCGCGAGGCGTTCTTCGACGCTGGCGTCACTGATCCGACGGTATACGAGAACACCTAGTGACCATCCTGGAGTTCCGTGTTCCGCCGAAACCGCCCCACTTCACTGTTGAGGAGTGGGAAATCCGTCTCGTGTTCGACTTCCTCACGTTCCTGAGTAACCATGGGATCGACCTGGAGATCGACGAGGCAATCTACTACACACAGGCCATCATCAGAGGCCAGGACGTCATCGACATCGTTTGATCGACCGTTTCTAAGCAAAGGAGTCTCTCGTGTACCGAGTTGGAAAAAACGCTTACGCACACAGCACGTATGTCCGCAAGGATCGGAAACAGGTCATGCGATTCTGCGCCCAGTTGGCGGAGGAACAGGGTATGACGCTTTCCCGCTTTCTCACGGACATCGTCCTGGACTACCTCGAAGGGAATCTCGTGTACCGGCGTGAATTGGAACGTAGCATTCGCCGAAGGAGCGCAAAGAAGTGAACGCACAGGCTACGAAGTTCGTCATCAAGAAGCAGAAGACCAACAACAACGGCGAGAAGTTCTACAAGCAGGTTGGCACGGTCATCATCAACGGCACCGAGGGCACCGGTGTAATGTACCTCGACATGTTCGATGGCCAATACCGCCTGTTCAGTGGCGAGTTCTACGACGAGCTCACCAAGGAAAAGGCATGATCCTCACCTGGTGGGAAGTCGAGGAACTCGAGGAGCACTTCCATGGCAGAGAGGACATCTGGACCTGGGACGAAGGATCCAAGTGCTGGCTCCGAACGAATAACGAAGGAGACGCCCTTCTGGGTCTCCAGATCCTGGGTCCTAACGCAGCGGGACCCTACCGCAAGTACATGCTCAAGTGGGTCTCACTCGGATGGGACGAAACCACTTGTGCTGATTACATCGTCATGCTCTGTACCAAGTGGACCAGCTACGGCTTCCGGCAGTCCGTCAAAGACTTCCTCGTCGAGGACGATGCAGTCAAGATGGACCCGAAACTCGCCGACGCAGTCGCTGTTGCCATCTCCAAGATGGAGCAAGAGCCCGCGCCTGACCCTGAAGTACTACAGATCCCGACGCAACGGGAAATCTGGCCCGACTTGAGCGGCTGCGTGGTCATCCCTTCGATCATCGAACGGACCATTCGAATGACCGGTCTGGTCGGTGGTGGATGGCTCTCGATTCGGTACCAAGGAGAGATGCTCCGTGTTCGGCTTAGCATCCCTTCTGGGGAAACCGGTGGATACGATCACCCCTTCGAGGGATACATCAGGCCGCGGGATGGCAACGTCCCCATGGCCTGCTCATACTTGTTCGGACTTAACACGCCAGCCAAAGGAGCAGAGAATGCCGCTAGTACTGAGAATGACCTTCATCTACCCACCGAGCCAGGAAATCCATCAACAGATGCAGGAGACGCTGAACGTCCCGATGAACGACCTGCAGCTGTCGGAGACGGCGATGATCCTCCAGATGGAACAGTGGCTGAATGAGCACAGCAAGATCCGCGTCCACTTCGACTTGCACGAGGACTGACATGGCCAAACCCAAGTTCTACGACAAGCAGAAGAACGTCGAGGCCGCTGACGCCCTGTTCATGGACCTGGCGGCGACGCTCAAGTCCGCCAAGACGCTGAACACGGACGACCCGAACTACCAGCGGCGGATCGCGGTCGCTATGACCAACGCCGAGCAGGCCCAGTTGTGGTACAACGCGGCCATGGATGCACTCGAGTCCTTCGAGGAGGACGACAATGCATAGCTTCGCCATCGAGCTGGACGGGGAGCTGATCCCGTTCGAGGACTTCTTCAGCCCGATCACGAATATGAACCAGTCCCGCCTGCAGTTCTTCCTGGACTGCAAACGGAAGTACTGGTGGCTGTTCGAGATCGGTTTGGTCCCAGACAGGCCGCGGTGGGCACTCGAGGACGGGAAAGCCTTTCACGAAGGAATGGCTGTCATGGGCGGGGGTCACGGTGTAGAGAAGGCGGTGCGTGCCGCGACTGAATCACTGCGTGAGTCCCTTCCCAAGCAGAAGCTCATGTACGACGAAACGGAGCTGAAGGAACACGTCATCCTTGTCGAGCGGCTCATCCGAGCGTACGACATCGAGTACGGTGGGAAGGTCCTGTACCAGCCCCTCGGAATCGAATGCAGCGGCCGCGTGGAGGTCGGTGAAGGCACCGGCTGTTTCCTCGTATTCCGAACGGATCGCCTGGTGAACTGGGCGAACCGCATCTGGATCGTGGATCACAAGACAGCCGCGAAACTGGACATGCGGGACGTCATGAAGTACGAGATGGACCTGCAGTTCACCGCGTACGTGTACGGAGCGTCGAAGATCCTGGGCGAGCGAGTCGCAGGGGTCATCGTGGACGTCATCACGAAGGCCCAAACGATCAAGTTCCACCAGGAGCCGTTTGCGCGCTCCGACGACGAGTTGCTGGACTTCGAGGGCGAGTTCGTCGAGATGGTGCGGGAGATCGCTTGGCGCCGCGCACGTGTCAAGGCAGGAGAGAACCCGAAGAACGTGTGGTACAAGAACACCAAGGAGTGCTTTAGATACGGAACCTGCCCGTACCGCGATCTGTGCCTGGAAGACAATCCCGTCAAGCGGGCACTGTTCATGCAGAGGGACAAGGACTATGTCGACGACGCAGACAGGGGATCCAAAGCCATCGATCCAGTCTCGGTTAACGCTGCACATCAGCGAGGTATCGAGGCTGCAGGCCGAGCTGGCGACGCAGCTGAGCAGGGGCCCTCACATCCCGACAGTGATGCGACTGAACGCAGAGCTGTCCCAGGAGACGGAGTTCCTGGAGAGGACGTTCAGTGAACTCGTTACGTCCCTTACTCGGCCAGATGATCGTGTCGAAGGCCCGGAAGGTGACGACCCATCAGGTGCCGGGGTCAAGAGCCACACTGATCTTACCTGACACCGCACACAAGCTGGCGCAGAGGGCATTCTGCCACCTGCACAGAGCGACGTTTCGATTCGGCGAGGATCTCACGGGCCAGTGGGTCCTTGTAGACAAATTCGCCGGGCGTCGCTTCACTCTGAGAGACACAGAGTTCTGGATCCTGCCAGAAGGATCCTGTCTCGCCATTCTGGAAGAAGGTGAGCAGCAGTATGAAGCGTGATGAATTCGTCGAGCTCCTCGTGAACAAGGT